GAGGGGCGTCTGCAGATCCTGGCGCTCATCGACGAGCACGAGGCCGCCGGCGACGAAGAGGTCGCGGCCGAGCTGCAGCAGCGCCTCGACGAGTGGGGCAAGAAGCGGTCCGGGAAGATCGCCGACAACGAGACCGTCCGGTTCAGCTCGGCCGGGGTGAAGACGCTGTACCTCTTCGGCGGCGTGACGGTCTACCGCTGGGCGGCCAACCCGGGGGCGTGCGACTTCTGCCAGTCCCTGGACGGGAAGATCGCCGGCGTCCAGCAGAACTTCGTCAACGCCGGCGAGGGCGTCGACGGCGGGCCCGACAGCGAGGGCAAGCTGACGCCGTCGGACAACATCGGCCACCCGCCGCTGCACGGATCCTGCTTTTGCGACGTGGTGCCGGGCTGATGGGCGCCGGTGGTAGCATCCAACGCGTGAGCCAGGAGGCAGGGCGATGAAGAACCTCGAGCTGCGGCACTTCCCGATGGAGCTGCGCGTCACCGGCGACGACAAGGCCCCGAACCTCGAGGGCCACATCGCCGTCTGGAACGTGCTCAGCGACGACCTGGGCGGGTTCCGCGAGCGCATCCGCGCCGGTGCCTTCACCGAGACGATCGCCACCCACGACATCCGCGCCCTCTGGAACCACGAGAACGACCTCGTCCTGGGGCGCAACCGGGCGGGCACGCTCGAGCTGACCGAGGACGCGGTCGGCCTGGCCTTCAAGAACACGCCGCCCGACACGAGCTGGTTCCGCGACCGCATGGTCACGCTGAAGCGGGGCGACGTCACCGGCTGCTCCTTCGGCTTCTACACCGAGCTCGACGAGTGGATGCGGCAGGAAGACGGCACCCAGATCCGCGAGCTGGTCAAGTGCACGCTCGTCGAGGTCAGCCCGGGCGTCACCTTCCCGGCGTACCCGCAGGCCGACGTGGCGCTGCGGTCGATGCAGGCCTGGAAGGAACGCCAGGCGGCCGCCGGCACGCTTGCCAATTCGGCGGCCGATCTGGTACAGATGGAATCGCGACGTCGTCACCTGCGTCTGCAGGAGATGACGCTCTGAGGTAGCAGTACCCGGCGCAGCAGGACCGGCAGGCCTCGCGGCCGAGCTCGCGAGAGACCCCCGGGAAGGCCGGCGAGGGCGTGACGCCTACCATCCGGGCGGAGTTCCCGGGTGAGCAGTCACTTGACGCTCACTCAAGGGAGGCTCTGCCCATGTTCATCTCCAAAGCATCGGAACTCCGGCGCACCAACGCGGCGCTGCACGCCCAGATGGCCACCCTCCTGACCGAGGCGGACACGGCGAAGCGCGCCCTCACCACCGAAGAGAACACCAAGTGGTCGGCCATGGACGCCGAGTACGTCCTGCGCGCCGAGGAAATCAAGAAGCACGAGACCGCCGAGACGCGCGAGAAGGACCTCGGCACCATCGACCGCAACGTCCCCGATGACCTCCGGGGCGACGGCAAGCATCCGGCAAAGGCCGAGCGCGAGGCCGAGCGCAAGGCCCTGCGAACCTTCATCTCCCAGCCGCCGTCGATGTGGGACGCCGACACCCGCGGCGTCCTCGCCTCGATGCAGAAGAACGTCCCGGGCGAGGCCCGCTCCATGGGGCATGCCATCGCCCTGGCCGGCCGGCGCAACTTCGTCAAGGACGGCGAGGAGCTGCGCGCGAAGACCGTGCAGGAGGTGCGCGCCCTCACCGCGGCCGCCAACACCACCATCGCCGAGGAGTTCATGGCCGAGCTCGACGTCGCCATGAAGGACTTCTCGGGCATCCTGCAGGCCTGCCGCGTGGTCAACACCGAGACCGGCGCCGACATGCCGTGGCCGACCGCCACCGACACGGCGAACACCGGCGCGCTCCTGGCCGAGGCCGGTGCCGCCAACGATGCGACCGACCCGACCCTGTCGGAGGTCGTGCTGCAGTCGTTCCTCTACACCTCGAAGATCGTCCGGGTGCCGAACCAGCTCCTGCAGGACGCCAGCATCCCCTTCGAGTCCGAGCTGGCCAAGCTGCTCGGCATCCGCCTCGGCCGGATCCTGAACACCCACGGAACCCTGGGGACCGGCTCCTCGCAGCCCCGCGGCATCGTGACGGCGCTCATGGCCGACACCACCCCGACCATCCCGGCCTCGGCGACCGCGATCGCCTACGCCGACCTGGTGAAGCTGCAGCACGCCACCGACCCGGCGTACCGCAACCAGCCGAAGGTCGCCTGGATGATGCACGACAAGATCGTCGAGTCGCTGAAGAAGCTCGTCGACGGCGAGAGCCGGCCGCTCTGGGCCGGGGGCAGCGTGACGGTCGGCACCCCGGACCGGCTGCTGGGCCACCCCTGGTTCGTCAACCAGGACATGGACAACAGCATCGCCGAGGACAAGGAAACCGTGATCTTCGGTGACTTCTCGCAGTTCATCGTCCGCCGGGCGCTCAACCCGGTGCTGATCCGGCTGAACGAGCGTTACGCCGAGTACTTCCAGACCGGGTTCGTGATGTTCGAACGCTGGGATTCGGACCTGATCAACGGCGCCGCCAACCCGCTCGCCGTGATGACCCACAACCTGGCGTAAGCCACTGGCAGAGCGGGGCCTTCGCTGGCCCCGCTCTGCCTCTTCATCCGCCCGGAGGGTTCGCATGCTCGTGAAACTGACCAGCTCGATCGCGGGCGACCGCTTCAGCTACCGCCCGCGCCAGGTCATCAAGTGCTCCGACAAGGCCGGCGCGCGCCTCATCGCCGCCGGCGTCGCCGTCGAGGCCCCCGCGGGCTCGGAATCCGAGGGTCACCTGCCGGAGACCGTCGACCCGGAGCCGGCGCCCGTGCGCCGCAGGGGACCCGAGACCGCCGCCAAGGCCGCACCCGAGAGCGCCACGACCGCTGGCGCGCCGGCGCACTGCACCGGCACCACCGCCCAGGGCAACGCCTGCCTGCGCAAGCCGCTGGCCGGCAAGGAACGCTGCGCCCAGCACAGCGAGGACGTGTAACCGATGCTCTACCCGGCCCAGCAGGGCGTGGCGCTCAGCTTCTTCCACCCGGTCCGCAACATCGACGGCAACTACGTCGCGGGCCAGGCGGCGAGCGTCAGCAAGGCCCTGCTCGGACCGGACCGCCTGGCGGCCACGGCCGGAGAGCTGGCGGCCGTCACCCTCAGCGACTACGCCACCGGCTGGGTCAAGGTCACCATCACCGAGCCGCGGCTCGGCGAATACACCCTCACGCTCACCAACCCGTCCGCGCCGACCGCCGACGGCCGGATCGAGGATTACGGCGTCATGGTGCTGGCGGGGCTCACGCCGTCGGCCACGCTTCTGGCCTCACTCGAACGCATCCGTACTCGCCTGCAGCTCGTCAACTCCGCGAACACCCCGATCCAGCCCGGAGAGAGCCACCCGTTCGACTCTCTCATCGCCCTGTTGATCTCCGAGGTCTCCGACGACTACCAGGGGATGCTCGGCCGGACCTTCATCGACCAGGCGTACACCGCCTACCTCGACGGCTCGGGCACGCCGCACCTGGTTCTGCCGGCCGGGCCGGTGACGTCATTCACCAGCCTGAACTCGGTCGAGTACACCGACGACGGCGCCGGCGGGGTGACCGAGACCCTGACCGTGGTGCCGCGGCACACCTACGTCGTCGCCGGCCTGGCCAGCCAGCCGCGGTTCTACGGCCGAGGGCGGGTCGACCTGCTGGGCGGGGCCTACTTCCCGCGCGGCCCGCGCCGCTACAAGGCCGTATTCGGGGCCGGCTTCGCCACCATCCCCGAGTCGGTCGTGGGCCTGGCCACCGAAGACGTGGTCTACCGCCTCATGACCAGAGAGTTTGGGCATCTCCTCAGCCAGTCGCTCGGGGAAGGCTCCATCAGCTTCTTGCGGCCGGCCCAGATGATCGAGATGCGCGAGAGCCGCCTGGCTCCGTTCATGTTGGAGGCCGCGTGAACCCTTACGATTTCAAGACCACCGCACGCCGAAACCCGAATGGACGCGTGAGCGGCTTCGGTCTGGATCTCCGCGGGCTCGACGAGGTCCAGACCCTCATCGTCAACCTCGAACGCGTGGACCTGCGGCAGTCTCTCAAGGAGGCCTGCCGACTGGTGGCGGCGGACGCCAAGGCCCGCACCCACAGCGATCGCGTGAGGGCAGCCATCACCTGGGATGTGACCATTGAGTCCGAGACCAAATATCGTGCCGCCGTCGGGCCGCTTCGCCGCAAGGCCTTCTTCGCCCACTTCCTCGAGTTCGGCACCCGGGCGAGCGCCAAGCATCCGTTCGTCACGTTCCCGTGGCCGTTCCTCATCCCGGCGGCCGAGGCCAACCGCGAGCGCGTCGTCGAAATCGTCGGCCGCGCCTTCGACCTTCCCAAGCTCAGGGGGTATCTCGCATGAAGACCATTCGCAGTCTCTGGCGTGCTCTGGCGGTTGTGGCGGTCATCCTCATGGGGGCGACAGCCATCGCCGTTCAGCCCGCCTGGGCCGCCGACATCGTCGTCTTGAAGGCATCCGGGGCGCAGGGCGCGGCCGGCCAGGGCTCGGCCGTCGACATCGGGGCCTACCGCTCCGTCACCGTCATGGTCACCGTCACGGCCGGCTCGGGCACGGTCAACCCGTTTCGGGTCTGGCTCGAGGGCTCACCCGACGCGGGGGTCACCTGGTACGAGCTGCCCTGCTACCAATGGGTGAAGACCGCGGCCGCGGCGCCCGGTGCCTCTGCGGCGCAGCGCGACATCGTCAACGAGGTCGCCGTCGTCACATCCGGAAAGTGGGCGGCCAACTGCGAGACCCGCCTATCGCTCGTGCGCGCCGCCTGGAACGTCGCCGGCTCGACGCCGAGCGAGACCTTCGCCGTCTCCGCGGCGCTGAAGTAGGGGGGGGCCCGTGCCGAGCAAGGCCCAGATGATCCGGGACGCCATCACAGTCGAGATCCGCAAGGTGGCGGGGATCGGCGCGACCGGGTCGGACTGGACGACGTTCGAGAAGGAAGGGCGGCTGCCGGCGGCCTACACGATTCTCGACACGTCCGAGGCCTCGCGCGGGCCTACGCAGTCGAAAGAGGTCCTGGCGCACATCCGCATCCCGACCATCGTCCGCAGCCAGGAACCTGAAAACGCCTTCGACGACTTGATGGCGGCGATCGAGAACGAGATCGAGGATGAGCCGAGCCTGGGCGGTATCGCACACGACGCCTGGGTGAGCGGCTGCGGCGCGTTCGCGACGGCGAAGACGATCGCCGGCGAGGTGTACGTACGCGACATCTTCGTCGAGGTCGAGTACCGGCACGACAGGGGGGCGGCATGAAGCTCACGTACCTCGGGACGGGCACGGTCAGGGTCGAAGGCGCCGGCGAGGTCAGCCACGGCGAGGTCCTCGATATCACGGAAGCGACGGCCACCGCGCTCCTGGCGGAACAGCCAGGGAACTGGTCGAAGGCCGGCACTGCCGGGAAGGTCTGGGTCAAGGAGGCGCCGCCCGCCGGCGCCGCGGACGAGCACGACGAGCCGCGCACGCGGCGAGGGAGGTAGGCCATGCCCGGAGGTTACGGCAGGAAGAGCTTCGTTGGGTGGGACCAGGAAGGCACATGGGGAACAGGCGTGGCGGCAACGAAGTTCGCCGAGCTCATCAACGAGTCCATGGACATCATCCGCGAACGGGTGCCACGTCCGGTCGTCCGTGGGCTTTTCGCCGCGCGCGAGGGCAACACCTACGACGCCAAGTTCGGCGCCGGCGGGAAGTTCGTCATCGAGGGCAACTTCATCGGCTTGCTCCGTCTGCTCGAGCACGCCTTTGGGGATGCATCGGGGTCCACGGCCGCGACGGAGCCCGGCGTGCGCTACACCCACACGTTCAACCTGAAAGAGACGCCCATGACCGGGAAGGGGCTGAGCCTTCACATCAACACCGACGTCGACAACGGCGGAACGCCGCAGCGCCGGTACAACGGCTTCAAGATCGACAGCCTGAAGTTCTCGTACGACCCGCGGCGCAACGTCCAGATCGAGGTTGGCGGCGCCGCCAAGGACCATACCGACATCGCCGCCGTGTCCGCGACCTTCCCGGCCTCGGCCCAGTACATCGCCGGCCACCAGACCGTGCTCGAAATCGACGATGTCGCCACCAAGTTCGACAGCGTCGACCTGACGTTGAACCTGGCCCTCGATCTCGACAAGCGGATCATGGGCAGCAAGTTCATCGATGAGCCGGTGCGCGACGGGCAGATCAGCATCGACGGCGAGCTGAATAAGGACGCGGCTGCCAGTGACATGACGAAGTTCCGCGACGGCACGCTCTTCAAAGTCGAACTCATCAGCACCGGGGCCACCCTGGGGGCCGGCACCTACAAGCAGACCCTCATCGGCCTGAAGGCCGAAGCCGTCGGCGACCCGTACAAGGTCACCACGCCTGGTCTGATGAAGAGCCGTATCCCGTTCCGCCTGCTCGAGCCGACCGCGGGAGAGACGCTGCAGATCCTGATCGAGAACAACGAGGCGGCGATCGCCTGAACGGTCGCCAGGAGGGGTGAATGGAAGGGAACGGGTTCGTACCCGCCGATGCCGTCAAGCGGGCTGGCCGCCGCGAGGTTGAAACCAGCGTCGGTAAGGTCCTGATGGGGGGGCTCCCTTACGCACTGTTCGTGCAGATCCGGGGGAGCCTGCTCGACCTGCAGTCGCTCGTGAAAGAGCGCGGCGAGGAACACCTCGAATCGTCCGACTTCCTGGCGACGCCCGAGGCCAGCAAGGCCCTGGACACGATCGAGCGGACGCTGGTCGCCGCGGTTATCAGCCCGCGGCTGTACGCCAACCCGGCGGACGGCCCAACGCCCATCGATTTCCCGATCGCCGATCGCCTGGCGATGTTCGCCGCCGCCATGGATCTCTGCGGGTTCACGAAGGGAGCGGCCGAGGAGGTCCGCCCTTAGTCGCCGATCAGGACTGCATGGTCGCCCTCGACGCGATGGCGAAGCGATACGGGGTGCGGCCCTCAGCGCTGGTCGGCGAGATGGACGGAGCGAAGGCGTTCTGCATCGACTACTGGGCCTTCCGCTGGGGGTCGCAGAACGAGGAGTGGCACCGACGCAAGGCGCAACGCAACAGGGGGCGGTGATGGGTCAGCGAGGACAGCCGTTGTTCCACCCCAATCCGCTGACGAGTGGACATCGATCGCTGATGTTACGGACGCCGTCTCCGTCCGAGTCCTGCGTTCCGTTGAGAGCCCAGAGCACGGCGCCACCAGCGAGATGGGCCAACAGGAATGCCGAAAAGGCGATCCAAAAAAGGCGCCCCGTATTGAGGCCCGACTCGCGAAGCCGCTCGTGTTTGTCGGTGTTCCCGTGCTCCGCGGCATCCCAGGCGGTCTTGCGGCGGGCGTATTCCTCTTCACTCATCTGTGGGATCGATTGCCCACCTGCCCCCGCTGCTTGTGGACCTACTGAATGCGGCGTCTCGATACCTGACATGGCGGGACCCTCCTTGGCGGGGACGCTACGCCCGGAAGCCTTGTCTGTCAAGTCCTACATGGAGATGTGATGGGCAGAGGAAGCGGGCGCAACATTGAGATTCTGATCTCCACGGCCCTGAACCCGGAAGGATTCAACCGGACGAGGGCCGCTCTCGCCGACCTGGGCCTGCAGGCAAAAGAGTTCGATTACCAGATGGGCCAGACGTACACGTCGGTCAATAGCGCCGGCGCGGCCACCAAAGGGCTAGG